TTTATATTCTTCAATAGATAAATTATCTACCTGCGCATCTGTTAGATTGTAGATGATCCCTACAAGTTTATATGATGTATCTTCATCTACCTTCTTCTGCAACTGATCAACTATCTGCTGATATTGAAATACTGAAATATCTTTCCAATTCATATTTATAATTTTATAGTTTTAAAAAAACCCCCTGCATAGAAATACAAGGGGTAAAAGTAGCCCTATGGAAAATGTTTTATATTCCTACCATTAATTCAGTTAGTACAGCATCTTCATCCTGTAAACCAAATGTTAGCTTCTTATCAAGTGCAGCAAATAATTTCATTGCTACTGATAAGCGCGGAAGATTTCCCTTTTCAATTCTGTTGACTGCTACAAAGCTAATGCCTGACTTTTCAGCTAACTGCTTCTGCGTTAACTTTGCTTTTAATCTTTCTTCTTTCAGTAATTGTCCGATCATGTTTATTAATTTATAATTTCCGATTCTAATATCACTTCCTTTATAGGTTCAGCGCCCTTCTTCAGTTTGTTAAATGTTTCAATAGCTTCTTCATAATTGAATGTGCCTGATCCACTGATATATTCTTCTATGCCTTCGCTATTAACCTTGCTAACATTGTAGAAGATCTTACCAAATTCATCTGTGGTTTTAATTAATCTTAGTTTCATAATAGTGGTTTTATGTGGTTTAAAAATTATCAGCAAATATACATATTAAAATAATAATAACAAAAACTTTAATTGGGTTTTCCTGAATATACTTTTCAATCTTTTCCATTGTATTTATTTTATTGATCTCTTAACTAACTTTAGATTTAATTCTTTTGCTACATAGTTAATGTGCTTTTGGGTAGTTACTGACCACCAACCCAATTCAATTAATAAGTTCCCTTCAATCTTTGCAACGTAAGTTTCATAACTTCTTACATACTGACCTGAAGGCAGCCATTCAAGGCTTAGATTTTGTTTGTACTTTTCAAGTTTCATAATAGTGGTTTTTGTGTTTTTAAAATTGCAGTGTAGGATGCTGCGCCCCTGTTTGATTTAGAAATTGTAATCGTAGTGTTTGTGGGGATGATTCGCAATGTACATTCTGCTTTTCTTCAAGATCCTGATTTCTTCTATTTGTTCACCCAATTCAAATTCCCATTCTTGCTCATTCTGATTCACGCAATGCCCTGCAAATCCGCCAACTTCCCATTTTAATTCCTTAGTCTGCCTTGCTGCTTTTATTCTTTGAACAACATACTTACTACCATTGATTCCAATGATCTTTCCAATTGGTTCAACATCAGACCATAAAGCTAAATTAATGTACTTTCCGATTTCGCTAACATTAGGCTTGTTCATAATTTGTGGTTTTTATTGTTGCGTCATATTGACTACACAAAGATAAACCTATTTTTAATTCCACCAAATATTTATCAATAAATTTATATTGAATTTTTCTATATCAATTATAGATCTTATTTATATACACTATGCAACATTGTTGCAAAAATAAATTTGGTAAATTAAAGATATTGTTATATCTTTGTATAAACTAAAGTTCTTTTACATGAAACACAAAATTGAAAATCATTATGCAGTTGAAGAATTGTATCATGATCAGGATGGCTTTTGGGCTGTCCTAAAAGATGGCTTCAATTATTTTGGATGCTGCGCAATTAGGGAAGATTCATTAAGTAGGCTGTGGCAATCATTGCAGCAGGTGAAAGTAGGTGATCCCTATTGATCATTTAAGGGCTACATGAATTTGTATCGCCCTGTACCTGTGTGCATCACATGATTGTGATATGCAAGGGATAGTGCTACTACGCAATCATCATGAAAGCCTGAAGGTGCAGAATACTTTACACCTGTAGCAGTAAAGGTATATTCAAATACATCTAATTCCTTAGTTATGTGTCCTTCAGGAAATGATATCTTACCTTCCTGTATTGCATTCTGTAACCCTACCATTAGCTGCTGCTTTGTTTGTTGGCTAAACTTATAGCCCTGTATGTATAGACCTGCCCTTTGTAGATCTTCATAAATGGGATCACCTACGCCTGTGCTATCTATCAATATTGGCACACGCGCCAATTGCATGATTTCCTGTTTAGTATTGAACCAATCTTTTTGAAACCTATTGAAGTATGCAACATTAGCATACTGATCTAATCCTATGATCGCAGTATAATCATAAGACTTAGCAAGATCTATTCCATAGCAGCGAATAGGTAAATTACTCATTGGCTTTATACATCTTTGTATGTATTCTGAACCAAAAGGATTAGCTGCATTTTCCATAGGGTTAGCCATGTATTCCTGTTCAAATGCTGCTTTAGGTAATTGCTTCTTTGATTCTTCTATTTCTTCAGGATCAATGTAGGGGTTATCATAAGTTGTATATTTAAATGATCGCCAATTTTCATCCCCATCTTTCATGTATAGTGAATAAAAGAAATCTTTACCACGCGGAGTAGATAAGAACATACCCCACCCTTTAAAATCTGTTAGCGTAGGTCTGATCGCATTTAGCCATCCTTCTTCAAGATTAGGAATGAATGCTGCTTCATCTACTATTACCCCATGAAATTTGCGCCCCCTTAAATTATTAAGCCTTTCACCTGTGAAGAATTCAACGCGCCCTTTATTAGGAAAGTCTATTATTAGATCCTGTTTATTATTTGGGAAAGGTAATGCCTGTGTTAGCTTATTAAAGAATTCTTTTGCAAGTTGATAGGTAGGGGTAATGTATGCAATGCTTTTTCCTTCAATGCAATTTTCTATGATCTTGATCTGTGATAATTCAGATTTACCAAACCTTCTGCCACACATAACAACAATAAACCTTTCTTTAGCATTAAGAATGTTTAGTTGATTGATATGGGGTTCAGGTACAACAATCTTCATAATATAGTAGCGCCACGCGTATAAACAATTTCAATCTTATTATCTGTGTTTATATCCATTTGTTCTTTTGGCTTACCATAAACACGCGTTAACAAAGTATCTATTGAATACAGGCTGCCCTTCTTTAATGATTTGATCATTGCATTAGCAATAGTTTTTTCAAGTATAGTTGAATCAGGGTTATCATAAACAGAAACTATTTCCTGCAGGTTCATTGCCATCAGTACCTGTATAGTATCATTGATTTCAGATAGCTTGTAGCCATGATCACGCAATAGCGTAACATACTTTTTAGGTCTGCCATTTGGATTTCCTGATATCCCTTTAGGGTATTGGTGCGCCACTATATCCTTCTTTGCCATGTGCTGTTCTTCTGCTGTTTACATTAACTGATATAGTTTACTCCATGATGTTGGATAGGGTAAACTTCTTGTTACAATATACCCAAAGTTAATGAAAAATTTATCCCATTCATCAGGCTGCTTTACATTTATATGCCCCCATGCTTCATCAAATGGGCTATGTTCAGGCGTACTGCTAAATAAGATATATTTAGGTTTAATTCTATTGAATACGTTTTTGATCTGTCTATCAGTCATGTGTTCAGCAGTTTCAATAAACAGCATTATATCTGTAGTAACAGGATAATCAATTAGTTTTATATGTGGCGCATATTGTGCAATGTATTGCCTGTGTGAATTAAATATTTCAAATGATACTACATCAAATCCTGCACGTATAAATGCATCAGAATAAACGCCTGTACCTGCGCCAAAATCAAGAACACTTTTTCCTAATGTTTGCATTTGCCTTGCTGTTTCATCCGCTAACCTGATAAAGTTAGGGTTATCAAAAGAAACGCCTGTATCTAATTCATACTGCAGAAACTGCTTATCATTTAATCTTGCCATGCTTTTTCAATATTAAGTAATGTATGTTTTCTAACATTTCAACATACTTTTTTATATCGCCATATTTCATGTGGCATTGCCTACACAAAGCCATTAAGTTTTCTATTCTTTCCGTTTCTTTCGTACCACCCATACCACGAGCAGATATGTGATGAATATCAACAGCCCTTGATCTGCATACTTCACATGGTATAAATTCATCACCTGCATAACCAAAGTATTCTAAATATAATTTAGTGTGCTTCTTCATAGTGTGCCATCTTGCAAAGGTATATCTTCTTTATCATCTACCTTCCTGTATTTCTCATGCCATAGTGTGTTAGTTAGCAATACAGATTTTCTTACTATTTCATCTTCATTATCTTCAGGCATGATTAAGTGCATACACTCATGTAGCAGTATTTCAAGGTGCTTCTTTCCCTTTAGGTTTACATCCAATTCTACAAACCCTGCAGAATCAGAAAAGCCCCATACTTTATGCTTACCTAATTTTTTATATTTTACTTTAATTCGCTTCACCTTTCAAATCATATAGATCAAGCCTTTCCATTTCTGCCAATTCAAATTTCTGATTTCCCCTTACCTTCGCTAAGATCCTGCGCAGCATTAATTCCTGTTCATACAACTTTTGCAACTTCCCTACAACGTAGGCTTCTTTTTCTGCCTGATTCATCTTTTGAAATTTTTTTGGTAACATTTTATTTAGCGCTTGAAATTAGTAAATATCTTTTATCATTGATCTTTAATTCGCCTAATCTTTTCCTATTGTTAGATCCGCATGAATCACATTTGAGTAATGCAAATGCATTACTTGAAGTATAATATTTCTTGCCTGTGTCTTTTAGTTTTTCAGATCCGCAACAGGCGCACCTGCTTTGCTTATTATCTAAAATAAATAATCCCATATTTGGATGTGGCGTTATCCAATGCCTTATCACTAAATATAAATCTTCAAGTATCTTAACATCATTGATATTATATTCTTGCATTTTATTCAGGGCTTCGCGATCACCCTTCATGCATTTTTCCCATAGTTCAAATCCATTCGTTTCTGATTTTCTTGTTAGCTTTAAGATCTTGTTAACGTAATCAAGTTTGTTATGCGTGAAAGAAAACTTCCTTCTGATATGTTTTAAAGTATCTATTACTTGATATGGCAATGGGGGTTCTATACCATTTATGATAAACCTTGAATTAAGTTTAGGTATATCAAACTTTTCTGCATTGTGTGCTATTACAATATCAGCTTCATTAAGTAACCGCCAAATCCCCATCATGATCCTGTGATCATCCTGATTTGAAACTTCATTTGGATTTAGTTTACCTGAATAAACCTTATCTTCAAAAAGCCATTTAGCTGCCCATGTCAAAATGAAGTAATCAGATTGAATAGCATTCATGTGTATATTCTCATTCCACACACCCCACACATAAGCACGTATAGGCGCAGTTTCAATATCAAGTATTAAAACCTTAGCGCCTGTGTTAATTGGTTCAGGCTTCTTTCTTGTATCATGTGTTAGTGGTTTGAATAGTTCTTTATCTTTTATTTTAGCGCGATCACTATTCCCCCTATGCCCCCTGTAATATCTAACTAAATCCCTTGCATTATCTACACTATTAAATATGTGTTTATTTTCAGAATAGATTTTTTTTGCAAGGGTTAGATCTTGCAAATCTGTATGTGCTTTAC